AGCCGCGCCGGATACCCAATTTGACTAATTTAGTGCGGGCGTCTGCCCGCGAGTTCCAAACCAACAGCAACAAACAACACGAAGGCCAAATATGATCGACACACCTCCTGAAATCAAAAAGGAAACCATCCAACTGGCGAGGACCGCATTGGGCGGCGTCCTGAAACGCATCCGGGAAAATCCTGATGTGAGATACCACATGGGAGCCTACACTCAAACCTTTGAGGATGTCAAAGCCGCCCATGCCGCGCTGACTGGCATGTCGGAGGACGAGATTGAGGAAAACACATTCATCCAACTTACCCGCCAGTCTGCTTCTGAAAAATTGGATCGCATCCGGGACATTGCGGATAGCAGCACCAACACGGAAATGCGGCTGATCCAGGACATCTGCCGCGAATAAATCAACGAAGGCCAAATATGAGTAACAAAAAGAACGAATGGAGTCCGAACGAAACGCAGCGCGCCACCTTGCTGGCCCTGCAAAAGGAGTCCGGTGCCAACCAGGCGGAATTCTGCGCGGAGTTTGGTTCCTCCTGCATCGGCACGCCGAGCAAGCTCTCCCAAATCCTGGATGCCTTGGAGGCGGGCAAAACCAGTTACTTCAACAAGATTGAAGATCCCGAGGCGCTGATGCGGGAGCTGGCGGAGTTCATGGATGAACTGCCTGAACTCCAGCAGCGCCGGATGATGTCGGAGGATGTCAAGATTCTGCCCCTCTCGCATTTCGCGGCCACGGCGATCGCCGCCCGGGAATGCCGCGACAAGAAAAGCCCGGAGCGCGCCATCCAATACATCGCCCCCACGGGCGGTTCCAAGAGCTTCCTGTTTCAGCATCTGGCCAAAAAGCTCAAGAACGATTTTTCCATGGGCTTCGTCAATTGCCGGGATTCCTGGAAGCCGGCCACGCGGGATCTGCGCCAGCGCGCCAAGCTGACGGTGCTGAAGGATATTTGCGCGGGATTGAAAATCCGCCTGGGCGAGCCGCTCAACCAGTTCCGCTACGACATGTCCACGGACATTGAAGACGCGCTCGTGGATCAACTGCGCCGGAAATCCACCCTGGTATTCATTGAGGAGGGCCGGTTCCTTTCCACCTATCCGTTGAACCTGTTCATTGACTTGCTGAACCGCACCAAGATGGTGCTGGTGCTCACCTGCACGCCCCTGGCCAATGTGGCCTGGCACCGTTATTACCCGGACGAGGCCAATCAGATTGACCGGCGCACGCATGCAGTGGTGCGCGTGAGCGTCATCTCCCCAGCCGATGCCGGCCTGTTCTTCGGCGAGGATCAATTCGCCGATCGCGCGTCGGCCTTGAAGCTCATTGCGGATTCCGCCTCGAATTTCGGCCATTACAGCCTGGTCGCTCGGCTTCAGAAGTTTTTGCAGCGCGACACGGCCGCCACCCAGGACCGCGTGGAATCCGCCATCACCAAGGTGAGCCGGGAATTGAACCGCAACCTGAAATTTGCAACCCGCAATTGAGGTCACCTGAGAAACCATGAAAACAATTCTGACAAATTGTTGGCAGTGCTGGCAGTGCTGCCGGTACAACGAATTGACGAGGGATATATGCCAATGGTGCGGCCATGGATTCATTGATGGTGATGGCATATGAGCCCGCTACCACTAACCCGCCATGGCCGCGCAATGGGTGAATTTATGAGCCTCACAACCTACCATGCCCGCCGCGCAGGCCGCAAGACCTCGGCGCTGTCGTCGCCATATCCCGAATGAAAGCCAAAGGCCATTGGTTCTGCGATCACTGCGACGATGTCGTCTTCATGAGTTATGAGGCGATCACGCAAGCCAATGTGGCCTGTCCGCGCTGCGGGCATCTGGCTTGCAACTTCATCCCGGCTCCCATCACGCGCAAGATGCTCCCGGCGGAATGGTTCGCGGCCATGCGCCGCGCCGTGGATGAAGCGGCCTGCCCGGAACTGCCAACAGCCAAGTAAGAAGGATGAATTATGAATGATGAAACCCAACATTTAGCCCGGCTGCGCGAACTGGAAGCGCGGCTGGCAGCCTGCCAGAGCCAGGATGCCGAAGAGAACGTCCAGCAATTGATCGAATCTGAAAACCGCCGCTGGGCCACAATCCAGCAGCAACCATCGAAAGAATAACATGAGCCAAGCCATTATTGCCGAAAACTGCCGTCAGCTCGCCGAGGACCGTGCCAAACTGCGCCGGAAATTTGAGGAGCGCCAGAAAACCATCCGCCTCGCCACGCGCGAGCTGGATCAAACCATCCGCGAGCTGCAAGGCGCCTGTGCCAGTACCCGCGCGACCCTGGTCGCCAATCTGGAGACGTGTCGCGACCTGTTCAAAAAGCCCAAGACCGTGGAGTTCAGCGGCATCATCGTGGGCTTCGTCAAGGAGCAGGATGCCATCACCATGCCGGAGACCACCATCCTGGTGGATCGCATTGAAAAGCTATTGCCGGCCAAACAGGCGGAGACGGTTCTCGATCGCTCCGTGAGCATCATCAAGACCGCGTTCAAAAAGCTCCCGCGCGAGCTGCTCCAACGCCTCGGCTGCAACATCGTTTCCGGCGCCGACAAACCCGTCGTGCGTGCGAATGATGATGACATCGAAGCCTTGGTCCAGAAATCCCTGGGCGAGGCGAAGAGCGAGGTGGAATCATGAACTGTGACGCTGAATGGTGCTATGATCTGGCGGATGTGCCGCCGTTGAAAGGGCCGATTATGCCAGTCAAGGCGGGAATCATCATCCCTGACTGGGATCGGCTGGCCAAAGCCTTTCATGATGCGGGTTGGCGTTGGTGCCGGGAAGTGGGGGAGCCCATCCCGATCAATGAAAGCTTTGCTGAATGGACGCGTTCTGGCTGGCCGCCGTCCGCTGAGCGACTGGCACGCGAGGCGCAACAAGCATTGGATCGCCTGTCAGATCCAAATGGGTGGGAGAACGCCAAGCCGGGCAATTACGTCCAATACGGCGGGATGATCATTTTCAAATCCCTGTCAGGAAAGCCTGGCATGGCCCTTGAGTGGTTGCTGGTCGAGCATTGGGGGCGAGTCAAGGGGGCGTTCAAGGATGGGATGCTGGAGGTGCAATCATGAGACACCTACTCATAAACGCGGTCATGGAGAGCGGCGTTTAACCGATCATGAAAATTTTCTATTCAATGGCGGTTGTGGAACGCATCCAATTTCGTTTCCCGAGGACGAAAAACAAGCGCAAGCGGGCAAAGTGGACCCAGCGCGAACAGAACATCCGTTATGTTCCACGGATGTTTATGGCCGATGGGGTGCTTTTTGCCCACCCAAGCTTTCGCAGGGAAATTGAACAGCGGATGGAAAGGATTGCATCGGAAATCAAATCGCAATTTCTGGGCAAATGGCAGTTATGAACGAATCCACCCCAGTTGACCTGAAGCGCGCCCGCCGCGTGCGCGCGACCGCGCCGGCCAGTTGCGACCGGTTGCCGCCGCATAGCCTGGAGGCCGAACAGGGCGTGCTGGGTTGCTGCCTGGTGGATCCCAATACCTGCATCGGCCAATGTGTCGAATCCCTGAAGGATGACGGCCAGGCCGCATTCTACGATCTGCGGCATCAGACCATTTACGAAACGCTGGCAGGGATGTTCAACGCGCGCACGCCGATTGATTTAATCACCGTTCAACAGCACTTAAAGGATCGTCAGCTCCTGGAGCAGATCGGGGGCATCGCGTATTTGAGCCAGGTTCAGGATGCCGTGCCCAGCGCCGCCAATCTGGATTATTATCTCCGCATCGTGCGCGAGAAATTCATGCTCCGCCGGCTGGTCCAGACCTGTGCCGGCGTGGTGGGCCGGGTGAATGATTTTGAGGGCGACGTGGAACAGCTCCTGGACGAGGTGGAAAAGGAGATCAGCCACGTCAACGATTCGCGCGCGCAATCCGGCACGCGCAAACTCTCCGACCTGGTGCAATCCGGGCTGGTAACCATTGAGCACATGTTCAATCGCCAGGGCGAGATCAGCGGCCTGGCCACGGGCTTCACGGACCTGGACCAAATGACCGATGGCCTGCATCCGGGCGAGATGATCATCATCGCCGCCCGGCCGAGCATGGGCAAAACCTCGCTGGCCATGAACATCGCCGAACATGTGGCGCTGGATCTGCGGTTGCCCGTGGGCGTGTTCAGCTTGGAGATGCCCGGCGAGAGCCTGATCCTACGCATGATGTGTTCCGTGGGCCGGGTGAACCTGCGCAATATCCGCGACGGCTTCATGAATGAGGCCGATTTCCCCAAGCTGATGGCCTCCTCCGCGCGCATCAATGGTGCACCTCTGTATATAGATGACAGCGCGGGCCTGTCCATCCTCCAGCTCCGCGCGCGGGCGCGCCGGATGCACGCACAGCACGGCATCAAGCTGTTTGTGGTGGATTACCTCCAGTTGCTCAACTCCAGCAGTCGCAAGGGCAAGGAGAATCGCCAGATTGAGATTTCCGAAATTTCCGGTGGCCTCAAAGCCCTGGCCAAGGAACTCCGCGTGCCGATCATTGTCCTGAGCCAGTTGAACCGCGAACTGGAAAAGGATAAGAGCCGTAAACCGCGCCTCTCGGATCTGCGCGAGTCCGGATCCATCGAACAGGATGCGGACCTGGTGGGGATGCTGTACAAGCCCGAGACCGAGGATGATGATCTGGCGGCGGAGCACGACGGGATCCCGGTCAACCTGCTGGTGGCCAAACAACGCAACGGCCCGACCGGCTATATCCATCTGACGCTGCTGAAAGAGTATACACGCTTTGAGAGCTGCGCGAAGATCCGGGAGGAGGATGCGCCGTGAAACTGACCCATCAGGCCCGCACAATGGGGGTTCAATCTGTGATTTATGTTCCGGCCTGGACCAAACCGTTGCCACCATCCAATTGACCATGAGCAACAAGAAAAAATATCCCCGGGCGGCCGCCATGGAAGTGGCGGCGGAATTGTGCCGGGCCTTGAGGCCCTCGGTTGATCGCCTGATCGTGGCGGGTTCCCTCCGCCGCCGTAAATTGGAGGTGGGAGACGTGGAGGTTTTGTTCATTCCGAAATTTTCCAGGCGCGTGGTGGATCTGTTCT